CCGCCGGTCCCGCTACCGTTTCCGACCGGCAGGTTCGCCGGCGTCGTGTCGAAGTAGGTCATCGGGCACGCCGTGAACGACCCGTTAGCTGACGAGCAGTCCGCCTGCGACACGCCCTGGTAGGCATCGTCCGCGACCATCGCGCCCGGAAAATAGGCGAGCCGGGTCCTCAGCGTGCCGCCCGTGACCGACTCGGCGGACACTACGCCCCCAATATGAATGAGGTTGCCCGCCGGCGAGAACGCCGGCGTCTGCAGCGGTAGCCAGTAGGTCTGGTTCGAGGCCGCCGAGCCGTCGAAATGCGTGCTCGCAAGGTTGACGGTATTCCATGCGCCCGCATTGAGCAGGCCCGCGAGCGGCTCGTAGTAAGGCGCGAGCCCGGCCTGAAAAACCCCGAGATTGAATCGGTACGTCCCAGCCGTGATCCGAGATGTGAACGGAATTCCGATGGCGTCGATGTAACAGTTGAACGGCGTGAAATGGCGCGTGAAGAACGCCCGCGTTGGCGCCGCCGCGGCCGCATAGGTCGAAAACGACGGCACCAGGTAGCACGGCATTTGCGACGACACGAGGTACTGCGAGGCCAGCGTGAGTACGCGCTTGGGATACCCTCCATGTGGCATTGGTTACTCCTCCCCCGCGATTCGGCCGAAGCGGAATCCTGCCGCGATTGCCTCCATGTTCGCACTCGTCGGCGTCCAATCGCCGTCGATGACGCCCGAGTTGACGTTGTTCGCCGCTACGTTGATCTCTCCGTCGCCGTAAATGTCGTAGTACACCGTTCCCGACGAGATCGAGATGACCTTGCCGCCGACCGCCGTTTCCGGCCAGTCCTGGCCGGCGTCGTAGACGAGTTTCGGGAGGCTCGCCACCGTCGTCGTGGGGACCAGCGTGTCGGAAAACACGCGAAGCCCGGTGGCGTCGTACAGGACGACGACCATCGAGATAGCCGGCGAGTTCGTCGAACCGAGGAAGACGTAGCGCCGCAAGTCGAGCTCTACTGGCTCGATGGTAGCGTCGGTCCCGAAGGACCATTCCAAAAGAGCCGGCGCGGTCGCCGCGACCCAGTACCACGTCTCGGTGGTGGCGGTAACAGTCAGACTGGCGCCCGGGGCGATCGCCGTCCCGGCCATTACCTCTGCGTAGGTCGGCTTAAGGCCCGTCGCGACAGCCAGCAGCCGCACCGTCACCGACGAGGAGCGGTTGGTAATGGTCAGCGTCTGGCCGCGCACTAGGCGCGCCAGCAGTTGTTCACGCCGCAGCTCGAGTTCGGTGGATGCCCCCATGCCTGCTAAAGAACGCCCTCGGAAATCCAGCGCTGGACCACCACGCGACCGGCTTCAAAGTGGTGCGCGTCTTCTGTTCTATACCCCGCGCCCCAGAACCAGCCGTGCCTTTTCAGCACCGAGTACAGGTCGAGAAGCCCCGCCTGGACCAGGTCATCTCCACGGCGGTCCAGTTTGCCGCCGATCGTGAAGTCGATCGCCATGCCGAAGGAATGGTTCGAAGCCAGGCCAGGCACCCCACGCACGTGACGGCAGCAGAGCATCCCAACCGAGCCCAGCGACGAGTACAGCAACGGTTTTTGCGCCTTCACGTCGGCCAGCGCCGCGCGAAGCAGCGCCACCGCCGGGCGGAAGCCTGTGACGCGAAATGGTCCGACCGACTCCGTCACCATCTGCGCCCGCCACCACGCGTTCGTGGGTGACACGCAATTCTTCGTAAGCCGCGCCACTGGTAGTCCGCGCCGCCGGAGAATGTCCGAAGTTGGGCATGGGCCGCCACTCTGCGTGTTGATCGATGACGCAGGCGGTACGGGCACGAGCTTCTGAAGGTCGGCGATCATCACGGGCTCACATCCGCGCTCGCACGGTACCAGTTCGTACCGTCGCAGTAGATCGTGGCCACTTTGGCCGTTGCCACTGCGACACCTGTCCCGGTCGCCCCCTTGAAGGTCAGCGTTTGCCCGGTCTTGTTGTGTACGATCTTCACCGCGCCATCAGTGAGTGGAAGGATCACGTCGCGCCCGGTCGTCAGCGTGCCGGACATCTCGATGATGTTCTGATCGTACTCCGACGCCGAGAGCGTCTTGTTCGCATCCGTCATCGACACCGCCGCGCGCCCAAATGCCAGCGCAACGCCGTAGCCGATGATCTTGTCGCACTTGACGTCCCCGTCGACGATCCTCGTTTCGTTTGCCATAGTTACTCCGTTACCCTCATGCTGCCGCGAATGATCAACGTCCCCAAGACCGCGATCGCCCCGAACATCGAAGCCTGCGCGCTGCCAGGAATCACGACCGTCTCACCAGCCGGTATCACGTCCTTCGACCACGCCATGCCCTGCGGCACGTTGGCCCACTGAGCACCGTCCCACAGCCAGAGCCCTCCGAGCGTCTTGGTCAGCAGCCTAATCGCGGCCCCTGGCGTATCGGACGGCTGCCCCAGGTCCGCCGTCTCGCGATACGGCATGCCCGAAACGAGGCGAACGACGCCGGATTCATCCACCGCCGTTACATCCGAGCCATTCGTCGTGCATGAGCCGAGGAGCACGCACTTCACGGCAGGCGGCTCAGGGTCGGTAGCGACCGCTTCGAGAGTGCCATCCTGTTTGAACCAAATCCAAACTCGGGCCGTCGCCGCCGGCACTTCGAGAGGCTGAAACTCTTTGACGGCCTTGTAGCCATCGATCGCCGCTACGACGCCAGACACGAGGACGTGGAGCCCCTCGCCCGCCGATAGCTCGCCGCCGTACACGACCGCAAAACATCCTCCTCCGCCGCGTGCCGCCATGTCGAGCATCGCCGCGTTTTCGTTGACCTTCGATGTGAAGTTGGCCTCGCCAGAGCCAATCGTTTTGGCGACTCCCGCGGAATCGCCGTCAGCAACATCGGAGGGCCAAACCAGCGCCGAAGGCTCGATCGGAAGCGGACAGTCCGACGCAAGCAGAGTTACCGGCAACGCTCCTCCCGTGGCAGCTCGAGTGCTCGGTCGATCTCGGATATCTCTGACTCGATCGCTAGGCGAAACAAGGCCAGCCGCTTGGCTCTAAGCCAGCCCGCTGAGCCTCCTAGCGTCACCGTGGTTTCCTCTTTTTCGTTCGGCTCATCAGGCCTAAGTCTCAACACGTCGATCAAGGCATCGAGCAGCTGCACCGCTTGACGCACTGCGCAAACCGAACTACCCGCCAGCACCAGGCCCACCGCGCCCATTCCGAGCGCAAGCCAAATCAAATTGCCGCCCATGAATCTCCTTCGTCTGTCGACTCCCACTCGCCGGGCTCACTCGCACCGTCGGCCATCGCGGTCAGCACCCATCGCCGCGGCCCTCCAGCGGGCGCTTCGATCGCGAACGAATCGGGCGCGAATGCGATTGGCGACCCGCCAGCGTCTCGCACCGGAAACTCGGCACCCGGCACGCTCTCGTCTGGCCGCTGCAGTCGCAGGTAAATCTTGCCTGGCCCCGAAGAACCGGCATCGTGCTTGAAGACGGCGTAGGCCTCCCAGCCTAGTCCGTCTTGCATCACCTCCGGGTATCGGGCGCTCATAAACAGCAGTTCTGGGTCCTCGAACGTCCTGCCGTCGTCCGTCGACCGAGTCAAATAAACGTGCCCGGTCGCCGCACTCTCGTAGATTAGGCGCAGCGTCAGGTTCGGCGTCCACATTGTGCGAGCCGCTAAAACATCCGCGCCCCATAGCGTCTCTAGGTCCCAGCCCTCGCGCGGCGAGCCTGAATCGGCCCGCAGCAGCCAGACCTGGCCGTCCCGAATCGCCGTGCGCGTGTACCGCCCTAGCCGGTCCCGCGAGTTGTGCGGCCCTGCAGCCTCGCCTCCTCCACAAGGCGGCTCTTCAGGCCAATACACGTCCACCGACGCCCGGTAGTAGCACAAATCGTCTTCGAACGCCGCTCCGCAGTTCCCACCAGGCGGGTCAGGACACGGGATCCAATCAAACGCACAGTACGAGTGGCCGGCCCACGCCTCGACGTAGCGAAACGTCTCGCAGTACGTCAGCGCCTCTACGTCGTCGGTCTCGTCGAAATCACAGTCCTCCGGCAGTACCAGACAACTGCACCCGCAGCACGTGTCGCGCCGGACTGCCGTGAAGGGAATGCCGTGACTCGCGGGAACGATATGCACGACCGCGAATTGCCGCCAGCGCCTGGCGAACGAATCGTGAAGATGGATCGTGCCCGCAAACGTCGGGGGATCGGTCGGGCAGTAGCAATCTTCGACCGTAACGGTATCGTCGGCGTAAAAGTAACTCGCCGCAGACGCCTCGACCTCGTATGAGTCCGCCCCCGTGATGCCCGGCAGGCCATGCGTGCAATCACATCCACCAGCGCGGCAGCTAACCGCCCCCGGCGGAAGCGGGCCATCCCCCTTCATGGCCACGACCTCGCTCGCAAAGCCTGAGCCATCGTCCACCTGATAACCGCCGCGAATGTGCGAGGCCTGCGACAACGTCGCGGGCGGAGTCGGCCCCGGGCACCCCGGCCCACAGGGTCGAATCGACGATGGCGAATCCTCGACCTCGAAGCCGATCCAGTTCTCGCGATGCGAATACGAGTCTGCGCCCGATCGCGGCCCCGCTGTTACCGCCAGATCGTCATCGACGTAGACCCGCAACTCGGAAAACGACCAGCTCGACCCCGTGCAGGGCGGCGGCACGTCCAGAACGAGGGCGTCGATTTCCACACGCACCGTTGCTCCGGTATACGAGAGTAACGGAACGACGATCGTCGCAAAGTACGGGCTCTCGATCGTCAGGCCCCCCCCTGCGCCCGCTGGATTATTGAAGGCGCTCAGCGTGGCCCTAACCCCTTGCGACGGGAATTCTGCGCCCCACTGGATGGCCTTAACCATGCGCGCCGTTACCCCGGTGCCCGATCCGGAGTAACTGCCAGAGGGCGTCATCTCCGCTAGCCAGCGGTAGTTGTGCGGCCCTGCGTTTCGCCTAACCACCCGACCCCCCACACCCGCACGGCCTCGGCGGCCTCGGCGGCCGGTAGCCCGGCTGCGCCCGCATGTTCGCCTCGAGGTAACGCTCCAGTGCGAACTGGCGCTCGATCGATGCGAGCATGCGGGCGACGAACTCCGGATCGCCCTCGATCTTCACCTCGGCGGTGCCGCCATCGAAGCGCCTGCGTAACCGGGTCCTCATGGCACAGGGTCGTAGTCGGGCATGAACAGAAACTCGCCAAAGCGCTCATCTTCCGGATCGACCACCTGGATCGGGCTTGCCGGTACAACCGGCAGCGCAACCACGGAGCCGCGCTCCACCGAGAATGAGCGGTTCGTCGTGCGCAAGAAACTCGTTCGGGGCAGCACGCCGACCGAGCGCCTGGCGCTTGCGCGACGCATTCGCTCCAGCGTGAACAGATCGAACGCGCCGATCGGCATTCCGAACCTATCGATGATCGTCGATGTCACGAGTTCGTATCGCGCCATCTGATGCCTGTCGTTGCTGTAGAGCGGTGAACACCGTACGACGAGCCACTGCTCCCATGTCTCCAAATCGTCGGCCATCACCTGTACCGGGTCGCCGAAGCGCAGTTTGCGCGGGTTGGTTTGAAGTGGATCAAGATCGTCGACGATGTACCGCAGCGGTGCGATGAACGTCAGGTAGCGCCGCGCAAAGCACGCGTAATCGAACACGCGCCTGGCGACCCAGTCGACAGCCGCCCGCGTTGTCAGCGTGCCATCCATGACCACGATCGGCACGCAATCGCCGCCCATGAACTCCGGCGAGAACGGGTCGGGATAGAACTCGTGCTCCGGCGGCAAGCCCATCACGTTGAATGACGTCGGGTTGAAGACGAATTGCGACAGCAGCGTCGCGCCCTGGTTCGTGCTCGCACGTGAGGCTCCGCCGTGGACGATCACGTAGTTCCCTTCTGGCGGCTCGATGTGGCGCTGCTCATCGGTGATGTAGTTGTGCGGCACGAGCTGCCCCTCGGCCGCAAACTCGCCATCCCCCTCGTCGATCGGATACGATGCGAGTAGATGCGGCAACGCCTTCGCCCCCGGGTGCAGCCGCGTAAAACGCATGAGGTTGTTGTAGGGCGGCCTCTGCTGCTGCCGGATGCGCCACATGCCGTCATCGCCCGCGTTGAGGTCGAAGACCGGCCATGCGCCGAGAAAATCACGTGCGTTCTGCGCGACGAACTCGCCGACCGAGGAGTACGCCTCGACGAGCAGGCTCTCATCATCCGCCCCTCCGTCTGACCAGAAGCGGACAGGTAGGTCGGGCACGTCGATCATCTCAGCCGGATATCCTGCCGCCTCGATCGCATAGCGCAGCCCGTTTGAAACCTTCATCGAGCGGTACTGCGTCTCGGTGCCGCTCGCGTAAACCTCGGTGAGGTACCACCGCTCAGGAAACAGTGCGCGCTGAAGCCGGGTCCATTCCCCTGGGCCGCTGAACCGGTAAAGACGCGAGCCCGGCTTGGGATACTGATTCTCGATCGCCGCGCCGCTGCCGGGCCTTTCCCCTCGAATCTGACTGGACTCGTTGCGGGCCACGTGGAATCGCGCCAACCGGGTCACGAGATTGCCCTCAGCGTCGTGGATGCTCACGTCGCAAGGCGTCGCGATAATGTCTTGCAGCTCGGGCATTTCGTTCGTGAAATCTGCGATCGAAACCTCGCACGCCTCCGAAGCCGGATCGTCCTGTCCGTCCTCGGCGCTCACGTCGTCTACCACCTCTTGCCGGCCCACACTTACGACAGGCTCTTCCTCGACCTCGAGAATGCGCCCAGTCGGGAACACGAGCGGCGTCACGCTCAGCGCCTCGGTCACGCCGTTTTTACGGACCCGGTAGCGTCTGAGCGTCGGCGTCTTGTCGAATGCCTCCCACGCCTCGTTGTAGCCGCCCCACAGTGTGATTTCGACCTCGTAGGCGCGGGTGAAGAGCATCGCCGGCGTGCACGGGTAAATTTTCACTCCGCCAAGACAATCCTGCACCGGCCAGTGCTCCTCTAGAGACATGCCGTCGTGTGGTACCTCGATATCCGTGCCGGCAAAAAACAGCTTGCACTCGGCCTCCGTCCCTTCCGGAAAGTCGCCGTACCATTCCAGCACGAACGGCGTTTGAGAGCCGGGGTAGACCGGTATCTCGAACGGATCGTCGCGCCAGGTCGCGACCTCCGGGAACGTCACCCGGCTCACCTGAAAGAGCGCCCGCACGTCACGCCGCAGGTCGAGGCGAACCGGGGCCAGCGTTGGCGCGTAGTCCGGATCATAAGGAATCCGGTACTTGGTGATCCCCTTGTTCAGCAGCGCCTGCGTCGCCGAATTGAACGCGGTCAGAAGACCGTACCCGCCTGCCTTGGAATCGAACGAGTGCGTCGAGCAGAGATTGAGAACCGTGCCCGACCATCGACCATCCGAGCAGCTCTCAGAAGCGTCTGAAACGACCTGAAAGTAGACACTTTGGAGAGGGTACGGCTCCTCACACCATTGCCAGACAAAACGGCGGCGCCACACTAGACCTTCGCCCGCGATGCAGCGCTCATACAGAACCGCTTTTCCGTCGAAGAACAGCTTTACCGCGTACTGGCCGTTTCCGACCCCACCGCCGTTGATGCCCGGGATCCCCGAGAAATAACAGGTCGCAAACGCCCCACGCGATACCGGTCGTTCTGGCAGGATAAACGAGTAGACGAGCGCTTGATCCGGCTTATGGTTCAGGGTCGAAACAAACACGCGATCGAGATCGATCGGATCGTCAGAGGTGCCCGGAGACGGAAACGCCTCCTGATCCGCCTCGAGCCGCTGCTCCCAACTAGCACCGGCCACGATGCGCCGCTGATGCATAGGCATCGAGGCCGATTCCGGACTCGAGTAGTTGAGGTCCGGGTAGTCGTACTGGCGGCTCACGAGTTGCTCCTCGACGCCGGGCGCCACTACTGCAAAGGCTCCTCGATACACCGCCGGCGTTGGAGCGCGCTCGAACAAGTTGCCGCGGTCGAACTCGTATGGCCGCAGCCTGAGCCCGACTCCCTCGATGAACATCACCTCGTTCGGCAGCTCGCGCGAGCCCCTGGCGATCTCGCGGTCGCGACGCTCGTACAGCACCGGACGCTGCACGATCGCCGGAAACAGCCTACGGAAGGTAACCCTGGTCGATCGGCCTGGGGTCGACGCCCCGCCGGCGCTGCCGAGCGGCATTGCTAGAGCAGCCCCGTCGCCAGGCCCTGCCGGTAGGCGCGATCGTTGAGGAAGTGGCCGCGTACCCGCGTTGGCAATGCACGCTGCGCACGGGCGCCGCCGCCGAGGATCTCGCGCGTATCCTTAAGCGCGCGCGTGTTCTCCCGAATCGCTGACGTGTTACGCTCCATCGCCGTCTCCACCTGCTTCCCGCCGTTTCCAAATGTTGCCGCGATCCCACCCAATCCCGCCACGATCACGCGCCCGACCGGGCTGTCGAAGAACGCGCTGATCCGAGCCTGCAAACTGACGAAGAACTGGGTCGCCTTCGAGAGCGTGCGAAGAAACGGCGTCCCAACGACTCGCACGAATTCCATGCCCGTGCGCTTCGCCTCTTCGAGCCAGAACGAAAACTCTTCGGCCTGCGCCAGGCTCGCCTGGGTCGGCGCGTTCGCCCCGCTGAACATATGCCGCTTAGCCTCATCGGAGAGCAGGAACGACCGCGCCATGTCCGCCTGACCATAGTTCATCGCCTTACGTCGCGCCTCTTCGAGCGAGCCCGAACGCGCGACGTCCTCGAGCGCTCGCATCAGTTTCGCTCCAACGTCGCGATCTCCGAACGGCCCGCCGAGCGGGTTGATTCCCGCCTGCAGCGCTTGATACTGAGCGATGCCACCGCGCTCGATCGCGGCCTGAAACTGCTGCGCGCGGCCTGCCATGTCGCCGCCTAGAAGTGAGCCCGCTCGCTGCATCTGCGCGTACGTGCCGACCGACGTGCCCGCTTCAAGCATCCCCGACGTAAACGCCTGGAGCTGGTCCTTGGCCGACATCGCCGATGCCGCAACCGCTGTAAACGCCATTGTCGCAATCCCGATCGGGCCCGCCAGCGATGCAAACCGAGGCCCGAGCGCGCTTACGGCATCCATTGTTCGCCCAACTAGCGGCGACACCCCGCCCATATTGAACCGCGTCGACCGGATAAAGGTCGACAGCGCCCCGGCCTGGTTTTGGCGCGCAAGATGCCCCGACAATTGATTCATCGCCGCGAGCGCCCTTGGATCGCCGGTCTGCTGAAACCGCTGCGAGTAGAAGTTCCAGCCGGTTGCCGCCGCCTGCCCGGCCTGCTGTCGGAACTGTCCCCCGGTTACGCGGTTGGCCGCATTCAAAAACTGAAACTGCTGCAGAGGGGTTGGGCCCTGGACCGGCGGCCTGGTCCCAACAATTGCTTGCATGAACCCGCCACCGCCTGCCGCCGCCTGGGTTGCCTGCCTCGCCTGGCTCGTAACACCCGAGAGTCCACCCTGCACGCCCTTCAGGGCAGAAGCCAGCTGCGTGAATACCGCCAGGTCGGCCTGAGCGCCGATGTCTATAACGATCGCCATGCTCTACTCGAAATGAACGCCCTTGTCCCAGCCGGACATGTCCGGCACGCCAGGTAGCGGATCGGCGCCCGCCATCGGTTCCTCTTCCGCCGGCTTGCGAAACACCTCGAGGATCTCCGATGCCCAGCGCAGGTCGAGCTCCGGCAGGCCTCCACCGGCCTCCGCCGCCCCGAGCAGCACACATAGCGCCCCGAGCCGCTCATTGAGCGACCACAGGAGCGCATCTTGGCGCGAGGCTAACTCTGGATGGGGGAGGAAGTTTCCGACGCAGGCTCGCACGAGACTCCTGCGCCAGATGCTAAAGGGTCGACGTGCACCACCCGCGCCTGACCATCATCCTCGCCTTCCTCATCATCATCGTCCTTACGTTTCGGTTGAGGGCGAATGTCCACCGCCAATTGATCCATCTGGGCAAACAGCGCCGACGAGGTCATCATCAAAAGCAACTCTTCGGGCGTCCAGCGCGGATGCTCTTGGCGCTGAGCCGTGTACAGGTATGCCACGAGCCGGCACGCGTTCGATGACACGACGATATATCGCCCATCGACCGGAGGAAGAATCTCGTGCTCGGGGCCGTCCACGAAGCGGCGACACAGGTCCTGCCAGAGCGACAGCGCCGCCACCTCCTCATACTCTTCGAGCCGGTGGCAGGTGAAGGGATAGTACCGTGCGTACTCTGGCTGCTCCGGGTCCTCGAGGACTCGGTCGATGTAGACCCGCGGCGCGAGTTTCATGAGCAGCGGATTACCGCGCTGATGGTTGGTCATAAGCCGTCCCCCTACGAAGCCGCGTAAACAACAAAGTCGGTTGCGCCCACGTCCACGCACAACAGGTCGAGTGACGAGCGCAACGCTGATCGTCCGTTGGTGGTCAGCCCTTTCGTTCCTCGCACACCGTAGACGGTCTTGGTCCGAATGCCGCTAGCCACGGTGCCGATGACATAGACCAGTTTGAAGAAATCGAAACTGTAGATTTGTGTCATCAACAGGTCCGGATCGGTATTGATCGCCGTCAGCAGGGTTTCGACCCTGATCCGCCAGCCGTCAGCGATAATGACGTTGTTCAGGCGTCCCGACGTGATCGGATTGATCTCGTCATGCTGTGGCTCGGATTGATCGTCCAACGTAAGAAGGCGCGCGGTAACCGTCGCCACCGGAGTCGTGTCGCCCAGCACTCCGGCGGACGAGACCGTTTGCGGCGTCAACACGACCGACGAGATATGCTTGGCCGTCATCCAAATCGGGAGGGTGGCCATTACGCTTCGCCCTCATTCGCGTCACTAGCCTCGGCTGGTTGCACGACTTCGATGCCGCCGCGACCAATTCCGCTCGGCAGAATCTCCTCGGGCTGGGCTACGTCTTCTTTTGCCTTCCGCATGCCATCAAAGAACGCGCGAGATCGCACGTGCCACTTCACGCGCCACGAGAGATTCCGCCTCGCGCCCGAGCGCCGCGCTGACCACCCGTGCGACAGGACGCGGGAACATGACCCTGGTGCCATCCAGGAACTCCGTCGCCGGATCATCGTTAATGATCCGCCCGCGATACGAACCGCCCCACCCGCCAGGCAGCCGAAACGCGTACCATCGGGACAGCAATCGCCCACTCTGAATGTTCACGATCGAAGGCTCGAGCAGCGGAGACCCGTGGCGAGTCGCGTAGGGATGATCGCGCCTGCGCAGTTCGGCTAACGACCGCCTACCCGACGTGCGCTTCTTGGCCAGAGACAGCCCGCGGGACAGCAGTCGCTCCGAGCCGCGCTTCGCCCCCTCATCGGCGGCCCTCTCCAGCTGCTCGATCTTCCGAATCGCCTGGCCAATCGTCACGGAGTCACTCCGCACACGACAACCGCGTCGAAGACGACCCCGTGAAATGGCAGATTGTGCTCCAAGAACAGCGCATTGGCCGGGTTCTTTGCATCGTGGTTCCCGATGTGGATCATCGGGAACTGAGCATAAGGGCCGGCGTGCCCGCGCAGCGCCACGCGAAGCGCCTCGATCGCCGCCTCAGCTTCTTGCATCTGCACTTCAACCGTCTTGAGTTCGTCGGACCCGCCATCGATGTCGGCCTGCGAGAAGGCGATGACGATACTGATCGGCCACCGATAGGTATCGCCCGTAATCGCGTACTCGTCGCTGGGCTCGAGTTCGCCCCACTCGATGACAGCCCAGGGCGGTTCCATCTGCATCCGCGACGTGTCCCCTTGCTGGAACGCCTCGACCAACTCGCGCCAGGAGACGCGCTGCGCCCCGACCTCGTCGTAGGTGGTCGTTAGGCCCGGCACCGCCGATTCGAGGAGTGCGTAAACCTCCGATCTCACCGCATCGAGCCACGTAGCCACACCCTAACAAACGACCCTTACGGAGCCGGCGCCCACGGCGGCGCGACCGCGCGTACCACGAGGAACGACTTCACGCCCGCCCGAACGCTCGCTCGCGGCCCACCCTGCACCCGGAGCCACGTACCGGTTTCAGGATAGCCCTGAGGCCCCGTCACGTTGGCCCACCAACCATCCCCGCAAGGCGTCGAAGCCGCTAACCGCAACAGGTCGGTCGTGTCCATCTGGTCGATGTTCGACCGGCCTACAGCCCCGGGTTTTGTCACTTCATACCTCGAAATGATCCTGGCCGCCGCCCCCGCAACCGCAGGGGCCTGGGGCGTTGCCAGGCCCTGAAACCGCTTCGAAACACGCGGCAACTCCTCCGACGGCTCGTAGAGGTCGACCGTGATCGCAAGAGACCTGCGCAAACGTTGGCTCATCAGTCCGTCCGGTACTCCGATAGGTCCGGCAGAGCCAGCGCAGTGACAGCAATGCCACCCGGTGTATCCACGCTAGGCGGCACTAGGAGCCCTTTCCGGAATCGTTCGGCGAGACCCCGGAAGTGCTCGATAGCAGCCGTAATGTCTTCGGACGCGTCGGCGTCCACCATCTTGCCCACGAGCGCCCCGTAGCGCGAGGCCTTCGCTTCGGCAAGGCTTGCTCCCGCCGCCGACACTCCGAGCGCATCGACGAGCGAGTCGATCTCGTCATCGTCGAAGAGCGCACCGTCGTAGGTCTGGACCGTCCAGTCGACGCTGACCTGCGTGTCACCGAGCACACTGCGTAGCCAGTTCCTGGGCAGCAGCATATCGGACGTGTACGTCTTAGCCATTGAGCGCAGCGATCACCAATTCGGCGAGTTCGGCCTTCTTCACTGCCCGCGTCGCAATGCCAAGATCGTTCGCGATGGCACGCAGGTCGTCGAGCCTGAGTTCGCCGATGGCCTCGGCTCGATCCTCCGGCGTCATCGCAAGCAGGAATTGCACCGCAGCACGCTCGGCGGCCGAGCCTGGTGATTCGGGCTCGGCGGCCGCCGCCCGTTCAGCTGTAGCGGTGGGAGATTCCGCTTCCACCGCTACGACCGGCGCAACCGGCTTCGGGGCCGCATCGACGAGCCCCTCCGAAACGCGTAGCGCAAGTTCCTCCGCGCTCCAATCGACTTCAACCTGCTCGCCCGGGTTGTAGACCCTTCCGCCCGTCATGATCGTACGCTTGACGATAACCTGCATACTATAAAAGAACGCAGGCCCCCCGTGAAGGAGGGGCCCGCGTCGTCCCTGACCTGCGAAGGCTAGTACACCTTCATCACGATAACCTGGCGACCGAAGTTGAGCCTCGGGCCGCCGGAATGGCCACGATGCACCCGCGGCAACTTCGGTGGATTCGGGCTCTCGTCGATCTCCGCATAGATCGTCGCCCTGCCCTTGGCCGCATCATGGCGTGTACCCACGTAGTTGCCGCATTTCACACCGTAGGCCATATGCACGCCGACGATGACGACGTAGCCATCAGGGACGTTGAATTGCCACACGTCGTCTGTTGCGCGGCCGTAGCCCGAATCGTCGATCACAGGCATCGGCAGGTCGGCCTGGTTGACCATGTAGCGCTTGAACGTCCCCATGTCGGTGATCGTCGCCCCGAACGGATCGCGCTTCCCGCCGACGTCTGCCGGGTTCTCGTTCTTCCACACATACGACCAGGTGATCGGATTCGAGATCGCCATGGCCTCCGGTCGGTTGAACGAGTGGCCCGAGCCAATCCCTTTGGCATGGATCGCATCGCGAATCGAACCTAGCGGATACGAGTCGTCGAGGTCGGTCCACACGTCGTTGCCCGCGAGCGTTACGAGCTGCGAGGTGTAGCCGTTCCAGTTGTGCGTGTACCGAGTTGTGCCGTTGCGATCCGGAACGCTGACCTCGCCGAGCGAGAGCAGGCGGCCCCGAGTGTAGTTGACGAGCGAGAGCTCGCGCTGAGCAATCTCGAACATCATCCGGCTCGCCTCGCGATACGGATCGATCGCCTCCCCCCACGTGCCGACCTCGCGGCCACGCACCAATCGAGAGGCATCGACGACCCGCGTCTCACCGAAGTGGCCCGGGGTCATCGCGTGGCGCTTGACCCCGGAGTCGTCCATGACGGGGTAGGCCTCTCCGACACCACGCGCCGGGGTGATCCCCGTCACATTGTCGCGATTCTCCCATAGGACCGCGTCGGTGTCCTCGAACGTCCAGGGCATCACCTGACCGAGCGGCGTTGCGTCGGAGAGGTTGATCGAACGCTCTCGCTCCAGCTCCTCGAGCTGAGCGTTAGTGAACATCGATAGGGTGGCCATGTTAGTCTCCCTCCGGGCCGAACCAATACTCGGCATTGGTCGCGCCGACCGCGCCCAGAATCGCGCGAGCGGCCAACTGGTCAACCATCAGCGTCTCGTAGCCGGTGATGCCGACAAGGTCGGCGGCAGCAAACGTGCCACCGATCACGATCTCGCCCTCCGGCTTGCCCGGAACGCCGATATCGAAGTGCGGCTCGGTCGCGGTGTAGACACGACCGTAATTGTCCGTGGCGAGGTCTCGCAATGCGAACCCCCGCAGAATGTGCGAACCGTCCGTTGCCGTGAACGCCGTGTTCACGGCAACGGGACCAGTGCCCTGGCCTGACGTCGGAAGCGCATCGATGTCGGTCTGAGGGACCGCCCCAGAGGACAGCGCAACCGTTGCCGCCAAGATGCCGTTCAAGTAGTACTTGATCCCCGTCGCGCCTGCGGGCACGTTGCCCGAGGTGATCGCCGCGAATCGCACACGGTCGTTTGTCGCATCTGGCACGACCACCGATTTGGCCTGAGACGGCAGCGTCTCGCCCTGCGCGGTGATCCAGGCCATCTGGCAGAGATACGTGCCGACCGGCATCCCACCACCGGTTTCCGCCGTAACTGTCGGGCCCGTTGTCGGATCGGCCAGGCGAGCCGGGTTCCACGCCTTCATGCGACCACCTGGCACCGGGGTTTGCGTTGTCGCAATCGTCGGAGTCGCACCCGTGATCCCGTTGGAAACCAGCAGAATCAGCGGCTGCGTTAGCCCGCCCAGGCGGCCCTTGAACTCGACGATAAGCGCCGCCGCATCGAGCGAAGCCCCCGAAGACGTCACCGCGACGTTGCCAACCCCGATGTTCGGCAGGGCTTCGAGGATTGCTTGAGCCGCCGCCGGGGTCGCGTTGTAGGCGAGCGTGAATCGCTGGCCGTCATAGTCGAAGACCGCACTGCCCGCACTGCCAGAAGTAGCCGTGATCGACTGCTTGTGGTTGACAGCGCTCGCCGTCACCATCCCGAGCGCCTGGCCCCTTGAGATCACGAGCTTGGCATCGAACGGGCGACTGGCTACCGCGCGCTTGCCGCGCACCGGATTGAGCGTTCGAGCGTCCAGCGTCTGAACCAGAGTCCGACCCATTTACGCGTCACCTCCGAATCCGCCAGTCGAGCGGTACGCCTTGAGCACCATATCCCGCGCAGCCTGCGACTCTTGACCGACATCCGGAACGAGCACGCTGCCTGACGGGGCCGTTTCGAGAACAGGATTGGTCAGCGAGTGCGCGGGCCGGCTCGTCCCAAGATTGCGCACGCTTGCGCTCATCGGGCCCTCCAAGACCGCGCCCGTGGCCGAGGCGGCGATCTTGCCTCCCCCGTCGGCCCGCATGGCGCTCAAGAGAGCATTGCGCCACCCCGCCGTTTCGGCAGGAGTGATTCGATTTTCGGCAAGCAGCCCCGCCGCGAACGCATCGGCCGTCGTCTCAGCCGCGCGATCGAGCAGGTTCTGCACGAACTGCACATCGTCCGCGCTCGGCCCGGACTCGACGGGCTCCACAGGGGCCTGAACGTCCGGGGCGCGTCGCTTGAAAAGGTCCGCTAGATTCATGTCTTCATCGTCTCCGTCGCCGCCCGTGCGGCCATCAGTCCTGAAAGAACGTCATCTTCTGAGCCGATCCCATCGACGAGGCCGAGCCGCATCGCCTCCTCAGCGCGCCAACAGTGCCCGGTGCCCATCTTGCGCACCTCGGCTTCGACGAAACCGCGACCGGACGCCACCGCCCGAACGAAGTCGGACATAACCGCATCGACCTCCCGCTGGGCGTCCTCGACGAGCTCGTCATCGACCGGCTGCCCGGTAGCCCACTTGCCCTTGATACCGCCTGAGGTGACCAGCGTCCAGCCGACCCCCACCCCGTCCCAAAAACGCACATCGTCGATGAGCAGCGTGTATACGCCGATGGAACCGACGCTCGCGTAGGGCGAGGCGACGATCGATCCGCACTGCGACGCGACCCAGTAGGCAGCGCTCGCGCAGATCGACGACACGTAGGCGACCGTGGGCTTCAGTCGGCTAGCTTCACGCACATCGTCTGCAAGCGGCCCGAGCCCTGCCGCCTGCCCGCCCGGCGAGTTGATTGCAAGCACGATTTCCTTCACCGCGTCGTCGACGGAGGCCATGCGTACCTGTCGCCGCGCGAAGATCGTCGACGTCCCCTCCTCGAGGCTCGGCACGCTCTGTAGCAGTGGTCCTGTGAGTTCGATGATCGCAACCCCATCCACGATCGCGTATGGCCGCCTGGTATCGCTTTGGGGCACGACAGCGCCGGCGGTGAACGCGTTAGGGTCGAGGCGCGACGCTCGGTACGCATCGATGCCAGGCTCGCGTAGCATCGCATCGGCAGGAATCATCTGAAGCGCCTGGAGGTAGCGCTCGGCAAACCCCCAATCCACACACCAAACCCGGTCGAGCGCGAGCGCTAGCGCGGCCTTGCTTTGCATGTGCGCAAAGAACGCTAAGCCTCGTCGCTAGATTCAGGCTCGCGGTCTGGCTCGGCCACGTACTCGACCGAGAACCACTTGCGCATCACCCCTGGAACCATCGGATCGGTTATCCCGCCCGAACCGCGCAACGTCGCGAACGCCTGTGCCGCCATTCCCATATCCGGCACCGAGACGGAGCCGCCCAAGACATTCGGCGTGAGAATCCGCGCGATCTCTTCACCCCAGTTGAGCGCTACAAGGCGCCGCACGAGCTGCCGCCGTAACACGGAGCCCACCTTTTCCCGCAAGTAGCGCCGGAAGAGATCCGAAACATTCTCCGCTTTGCCCGCGTCGGCCTGCGACGAGCGCTCGGACTCCATCAGCGTGCGGGCCGTGTAGAGGATCGACACCATTTTTTCGCGGTTCGCCCGCTGCATGAACCGCTCGAAGGCGTCGTTTCCCTGCCCGCCGACCGTCAGCATCTTCATCTCGCCGGGCAGGACTGCAACCCCGCCCGACTTGAATGCCGCCGAAACAGTCGCGGCGGCCCAGGTCGCAAAGTCGACCTGCTGGCTCGTCCCGTCTGGCATCGTTCGCAGCCTCATACCGAGGTCTTGCGAGGCCGGGACGCCTGTAATCACGACCGACTCGCCGCCGAACTGCGCGAGCGCCGCGAGTTCGACCGGCTTGACGATCTGGCACCGCTTCCACGCATCGTAAGCCGATCGGATCAGCGACTCCCCGACGAGCACACCATTAGGGCGACGGAACGCCAGGAGGACGAGCTTTTCCTTGCCGAGATACCCCGGAAGCGCCTCAGGGTCGGCCAGCATGCCAGAATACAGCGCCGCGTTGAGTCCTGGCTTGTATCCGATGACGCCCTTCCACCGGTTGAACTGGTCGGCCACGAGAACGTAGTTACGCCGCGGGATGAGCCGGACCGAATCGAGCATGAAAAGGCCGTCGTAGCGCCCGCCGCGATTCAGCCGGTACGTCGTCTCGGCGAGCTGGTGGCCATGCGAGAGCGCCCGCAAGAGCCCTTCGACGGTCATCTCAATCGGCTCGTCCAGCTCGTCGAAGCACTCGGCTACGAACTCCGCGACCTCACACCCGCGATCGTAGAGCGCCGCCGCCTCAGGGCCCCCCCCCGCCACCGGCTCGGGCACGCAGTTCGTGACGGTCACGCCGTCTTCGAGGACGAGGTTCTCCGCGTACCGCAAGGGAGCGTCAATGAATGGGTCATGGCGCATCCGGTCGTAGATGTCCACCCCGAATTCCCGCTCCGCATCATCGATCGTGCGCGGAAACGCCCGATCGGCAGGGACGAACGCGAAGTACTCAGAACCGGATAGTTGCGAGCTGGCGGGCTTGGGCATCTATGTGAAGAAACGCCCGCGCCTTCGCCGCCGCTTGCGGGGAGTGCGCTCCGATCCTAGCGCAGCTGCTGCTCTCGCAGCTGGATCACCGAGGCACGTAGCCAGCCCGGCCACCGCGACCGGCCAGTAGCGCGCCTTCCACGCCACCACCAGCAGCCCGCGCCATCAGCCCATAGCGGCACATGTCGTAGTAATCGTCACCGCCAATGCCGTCCTCGTCGACGTCGACCTTCAGCACGTCCTCGGGGCGGAGCGGGTCGTGCTGCATTGCCGGGATCTGCTCGATCGTGTTCGCGCACCGGTCCATAATGAAAAACCGCGGTGGAGTGGGCCGCTCCGGATTGCCGGGATCGCCCAGCAGCGAGAGCATGTGCGACGCTCCCGAAATCCGGTCGTTGTTGGCGCGAGTGATGTGGATGCCGTGCTCGGCGTAGTCGTCAGCCGTCGACCGCCCGTCGGCATGCTGCTCCGAAGCCCGCTTGGCAAAGGCGTCCGGCGAACCCGCGATCTGGCGCATATCGTGCATCTGTAGGTTGTGTCGGCCCAACATCTCGCGCACCATCTCGGCGTGATAACTGACCGTCTGCCGCGCGGCTCCGTACTCGTCGACGAGCCAGCGATTGCCTTCGTTGTCGAGCCCGAAGAGCCCCCAGACCGTCGGATGGACGAAACCGTAGTCCATCGCCAGCCAGAACTCCCATGACCGGTCCGCGATCGCCGACGGTCGGACGTGCACCGACTCGAGCCACGTGGTGAAGTACTGCCCCGCCGCAATGTCCCAATCCCCATACCGGTAGGCCCGCAACATCCAGCCCGTGAGCCGCTCCAGCTTCTCGCGGTAGCCCTCGTCCACGAACCGGTTATCGTCGACCGTCGAAGCGATAAATCGCGCCCAGGGCTCCCGAGATCGCGCGCTGACGTACGTGGCCTTGTACCACTGATGCCCGATCCCGCCCGGGTTCGTCGTCGTGTAAATGCGTGGCCGGAAATCGGTTCGACTCGTACGATTGCACGTCCGGATGAACTTCATTTTTGACGAGGTCAACGTCGTTGCCTCTTCCACGGCAATCACGTCGTACTGCAGGCCTAGGTAGGCATCGACGTCGCGCTCGGTCTGGAAGTGCCCGATCCGGAGCGTCGAACCGTTCGCGAACGTTACGAGCATCCGCGACGACGTGTATTCGTGCGGAATGCCCATCAGCACGCGCTGCCGCAGGTCTTCGAACGACTCTCGCGCCGAGCGGCCGACCTTGCGCAAAATCAATGCCCGGATGCCTGGCGCCCGCTGACAATCATCGACGCCGACCTGAGCCAGCGCGACATGCGACTTCCCGCCACCTCGAGCCCCGCCGAAGCCGATCTCGGTCGGGCCGCCCTTCCTATCGCACTCACGAGCCGCCGCGCAGAACTCGAGCTGGCGAGGCTGAATGACAAGACCCGCCGCCAGGAATCGCTCGATCTGGTCACGCGGGCAACCGGCGGCCCGGGCCGTGCGAATGTACGCCTCTACGCCACCCAGGGCGAGAACCCCTTAGAACCTCACCGCGATTCCGATCACGAGACCAGGCCGAACCGAACTCCACTCGAAGCGATCCGAGGCAAGCCCGCCGATCCCGACAGTCAGCCACGCATTGCGAGCCACCGGAGCCGAGTACGCCACCGCCGCGCCGAGCCGAACCCCGTCGAGCGGACGAACTAGAACCGACACGTCCAGGGACAGGTCGAAACCGAACACGCGATCCAGTTTGCCGACCGGCGCGAGCAGAACGGGCTGCGATCGCCCGCGCTCGAAGAACCACGCCGCACCGACCTCTTGGGCTTGCGCCAACGAAGCAGCAGAGAGGAACGAGAGAGCCAAAAGACGCCTGAACTTCAGCATGACGCTAAAAAACGCCCCGACCTCGCCACCTGGGAGAATCGGGGCTACTATCGTCTGCTTTTCTTGGCTTTCCGTTGGACAGGAGGATCAGCGTCCAGCATCTCTAAGAAACGTCAGGACAGATGTTGTGGCGCAGGGTGATGACCATCATCGACCGCTTTTCTCAGCGCTCGCACCGCCTCGGTGAGCTCGTCTAGCGCCTCGGACTGTTTCTCCATCGAGTTGTGAAACTCCGTCATGAGCTTCAAGGCTTGCTGCCTGTCGCCATCCCACGCCTTGAGAATGCGTATCAGCAAAAATCCAGCCATCAACGCCCATGGCCCATTCGCCGCCAGTCCCTGCATCAACGTTTCGAGCATGTCAGCCAAAAAACGCTACAGCCTGCCATCTTTGAGGTCTCGAAGCACCTCGTAGACCTCACCGTCCTCCGGCTGGAATTCCGCCCGGAGCTCGCCATGGCTCCAGACCTCGATGTACATGCCGTTGGACCGCAGCTCGAACCGATCACGACCCCTGAAGATCGCGTAGACCGTCCCAGCCATTGCCCCGATGAGCAGCGCCGCAACCACCAAGCCAGAGTGCCTTCCAAACCATCCCATGACCTGGAAAGGCTACTCCAGAAGCGCGAAACCCCTCCGAAGAGGGGCTCGCAATCGTCTTTTCCTTGATTCTCGGCTGCTCGCAAGCCACCGAGAGCAAACTGGGTGCCGGGGAGGGATTCGAACCCTCGACCTGCGGATTATGAGCCCGCCGCGCTCCCTGACTGCGCCACAATCCTCTCGTCGAGCGCCACGAACGTCACCTTCCCCTCTCGGCGGTCCCACTTCCGCGCGTGATCGATCGCGCTCCTCGTCAAAACCCGCTTGAGGTACAACCCGAATGTGATGCCTGGCCGGGGCTCGTACCGTCGGAGCGCAGCCAGAAACTTCAGTCGCATCTCCTCGAATCCGTCGCCCGCCTTGATCCCGGTGCCGACCTTGTGTAGCAGCCCATTGTAGCGCTGGAGCAACTCGTTCACGGCCCGCTCGTTTCCCCGCTGCGCCCGTTCGATCAGCCACAGCAGTTCGGCGTCTTCCTTGATCTTCGAGGCCCGCCGCGGCCGGATCACGACCCGAACCCCGATGGGCGACCGTTGAACCGCCGATACTCGCAGCCCGATCCGCGCTACCCGCCACCCGCTACCCGCCATCTACTCGTTGACCTTCGTTCGCCCACAAGCGAGGACTTCGCGTACGTCCTTTAGCGTCAATAGTTTTGCTAGCACTTCTTGTATCTCCTTGCGGTGCGACTGCAAGCCCTTTCTGGGACAACTGCGTCCGCTATGCACCGTCGAAGATAAAGAACGTCGTTAGCCGCCATAGGTGGAGGTGGCGTTCTTTTAGGCGACCGAGTCACCCGCCGCTTGACCGCGCTCTTTCTCTAGCCATCCTGATCCCCCTTGCCATAGATCCGGTCAAGCTGGTCCGCGAACTGCAACTGAATCGCGCCGCCGTCCGGCCCCGACAATTCGTGCTTCTGGGTCGGCGACCAGTCCTCACGACGTCGCCGTGCAAGCCACTCCAGCGCGATCTTCGCGTCGATCTCGGTGTGGGTCTTGGTCTCGACAAGCACCCCGCCATCGGGATACTCGATCCGCTTCGTCACCACCACTTCCCGCTCCTGAGCGGCCCGGCGAACGATATCGACCATGGCAAACTCGCACGAAGCCTCAGCCATTTCGACTAAGTCCGAGAAATCCGAGTATTTGCGCATCCAGTCCGCGAACGTATCCTCTGAGATTCCTGCGTGATGGCACGTCGCGCGACGCGTGTTCCCACCCTCAAGCGCGGCCCGGATTTTCTCCAAGACCTCCGGGGTTCGCTTCGTCTTGCGACCGCGCTTAGCCATTGCTATTTCGCCTCCTTGAAACGACCTGCCCTTGTTTCGGCCATGGCGTCAGCGATATCCGCGCCGTACTCGGCCAACATGCCAGGAAAGGCCATCTGGTCCTTCCGCCGACCCCTCGTGTGCTCCCCAGCGAGAATCCCCGTCATTACCGCCGAGAAGTACGAGTCCCACAGCGTCGCGCCCTGCACGCCAGGATCAGTAGCGAAAACGAACTCCTTGCCCTGAACCGCCCCGTGTTGCGGGAACGCCGGAAGCGTCTTCGCGTCAGCCACGCCGCCCTCCCAGAGAATCAAGCCTCGCCATCAGCGCCGCCACCTCGGCCTCGGGAACCTCGCCGCCACCATCCCGAGGTAGCGCCTGATAGTCCCGCACCGGAACCCACGCGATCCTAACCACGTCCCCATCGGGCAAGCCGACCTGGACATGGTCAGACTCCCACACCTGGCGGCACCGCGCAGCAAACTGGGCAGCCGTTGGGAACTCGCCGTCCTCCTGGCAAAACGAGATCGCGGCCCGGCGAAGCAGATCCGGCTCGCCATAGCCCCGGCTCTCGCAGACCGCCACGAACGCCTGAATCGTCGCCGGGCCAAGCCTTCGACCGAACAATTTCAGCCCCGCGCCCTCCATGAGCGCCAAACAATCCGCCATCACTTCCCTGAGGTTCATGCCCCTAAAATCTCCTGAGCCCGATCCCTAAGCGAGCCAGAACCCAAAATCTCCTGAGCCCGGTCACGGACCGACGTTCCACTGGTAGACGCTTGTCCGTTTCGCCTCGTTTCCGGCGGCGGCCGGCCAGCGTTGTCCCACTCCCTGGCCAGCGGCAGGTAGTCCTCGAACTTGGCAGCCCCGAATAGGGTCTCGGGGCGCAGATACTGGCGCATCCTCGGGTCCTTGGCCCACAGCGCAACCCTGTGCTCCACGACGAGGACGAGCTGCTCGACCGTCGCCCCGGACCTTAGCCGGCCTCGCACGTACTGAGCCTGGGCCCCGCCGGGGTCGAACCTCCGCCCACTGAGCGAGTTCAGCGCATCGATGACCGCCGCCACATCCGGGCTAACCCCCCGCGGCGGCTTCTTCCGGCCCTCCGGAGGCTTCGCTTCCACGGCCTCCTCAGGTTCAGCGGGGGGTGCTTGCCCCCCCAAGAGTTCTAAAGGCTCTGGCTTAGGCTCTGGCTTAGGCTCTGGCAGGGGCGAAACGGTCTCGATCGTTTCGCGATCGTTTCGCGAATCATTCTCGAAAAGGGCGCAGCTGCTTCCAGGCTCAGGCGCGACGACCTCCGGAACGGTGTCGGACTGGCTCGCGATCGTTTCGCAACCACTGCGCGACTTCTTCTCGAACGGCGCGCGACCATTCCAGAACGTCTCGCCGTTGTTCGCGAGGGTTTTCTTCGTAGACTCGTCGGCGTGGTCATGCCAGTCGTGAACCACGAGCCTCATCGTCGGGTGCTCTTCGATCCAGCCGTGCTTGCCCTCGCCTCGTGCCTCGATGAGCGCAGAGACCAGGGCGTCCGGATCACCTCGCCAGTAGAGCCCTTCGGCGATAACCGCGTTGGGGTAGCGACCGATGTCGCCTCGCCGCGCGTATTTGGCCGCCCAGTGAAACAGGGCTTCCAGGATGCCCACCGCCTCCAGGCGCGAGCAACCGAGCAGCATCTGGAGCATCACCGTCTTCGGATGTTCGATCGTTCCGCGCTTCACTGGCTACCTCTCTTCTGCAGATCGCGCTCGTGTTTCGCGAGTTTGAGCGCGTCGCTCGTCTGCATGGCCTCCCGCTTTCGCGCCAATAGCGCATGTAGCCGCTGGCGCGTCTCTGGTGTAAGCAGCGCGTGGAATTCCTCGGCGCCACCATCCTCGCGAAGCCTTTCCCATACTCGCGGCGCCAGTACCTCCTTCATCGCTCCACCTCCGCCGCCGCGAGCGTGATCGCGTCAGCGGCCCCCGTGGTATTAGCGGCGGGGGTTGGCCCGGCCCGCTCGGAGGCCGCTCGCTCGACCTCGCGCCAGAGCGAAAGCGCCATGCAGAGCAGGATGCCGAGGAGCACGCCGTAGAGGAGCATCCACGTCGGCCTCGTGTCGGTCGGAGCCCGCCTGATGGCGTTACTCATACCGAGTAGCCGAAGGTCTCGGGGGCGGTTAGTCACACCCTCGGGGGAAGCAGGCTCGTGCTCCAAAATAACGTCCGATAGTTTTCGTGGATTCATAGTCTAACTCCTAGCCGCGCCATCAGCGCCGCCTCTTACTGAATTGCCGATCGAGGAATGTGCTCACTTCCGAACGGGTCATCCCCGCAATCTCGGCGTCCGTTAGGCCGAACTTCCTTAGCCAGAACTTCTGCTTATCACTCGCGCCGCCCGTCTTGTTTCGCCACGGAGCGTCGCGGCGAAGGAACCCGTCAAGACCCGGCCATGCAAGCCGGATCGCATTGTCCGCTGCGTGGAGTGCCTTGGCCGGATCGATGCCCTCGTAAACAACCTCAGAGATCGGCAAACTATCACCCTCGACAAGAACGAGCGTCCACGAACCGAGCACGTCCGAGCGTAGCGTCGCTTTGCGCGTCTTGGTCTTGGTCTCATCGGATCCGCACCAGAGCGAGTACCAACCGTCCGCGACGGTCTGCCAAGCCCAATCCGAACCGCTGACGATCTCCTCGCTGGGCCCGAGGTCGCGCAATAGGTCGACTTCCGCAAGGACGCTGTCCAGGCTCGCGAGGTCGAATGGTCTACGCCCAAGCCGCGCCCGCAAGTCGTCCGGCAGAGCATCAATCCGCATCGCGAGCTGCTTGAACGAGTCGCCCTTCTGGCTTGCCGTCTGCGGTAATCCAAGGACGCCAGGGACGCTTGCCAGACTCTTGTCGTCGCCCGCGCCCTCAACATCGATGACGATGCAGTCCTGCTTGCCCGGCGCCGTGCGAAGGCCGCGCCCGATCATCTGCACGAACAGGCTCCATGATTTCGTCGGGCGAAGCAACAGAACGCACGACGCTTCTGGACAATTACCTAGGATCACGACCTTTCCGCCGCGCCTAGTGATCAGCGTGGAGTTTCGGTTCGTTACGCACCAAACTTCCTCTCCGACCTTCGGTTCTTGGAGGGTAATTCTCGTTGACCTAGGGTCGCTCGGATACGTGGACATCCACTGCCGGTCGCGGACCGTGATTCGCCACACTTGCCCGCCTGAAGGGGTTGACTCCTCAGCGCAGCTAGTGGCGAACCCACGCCTAACGGCCATCGCGGTCAGGCGGTCCGCTTGCTCCTTGCGTGGCATCCAAAGCCACCCCGACGAATTCGCCTTCTGCGCACCGTTGCCCAGCATCATCTCGTCCCAAAGAACCCTGAACTGCCTTGGCGACAGTTGCTCTAGGGTCAAGGGAATCGATTTGTCAAGGTACTGGCCGAGATAGTTATGGCCGTTTCGAGCCAATGAGCCATAGCCGGTTCCCTTTGGGATTCGGAACTCGTAGCATGCCGCGCCGCCCTCGAACCCGGTCTTGTTTTCTCGTAGCCGCTCCGAAAAGTCGAGCCCCAGCCGAGTTAGCAAGGCGCGGATGTGCTCATGGTGCTTCGTCTCTGACTGAGAAATCGTGATCGCGCCGCGTTCGTAGCATCCGTCCGTTAGGAACCAGCCGATGAATCGGATCTCATCATCGCTCAGATGACACTCGGGGAAGTCATCGAACTTCTGGTCAACACCCGCCAGCGGCAGCCGGAACTCAGCCCGCCGCTCTGACAGGTCGCGACCAGACTTCACGTACCACCTCTGGCCCGCGGCACCCTTGCTGCGCTGCTTGATGTGGAACTCGTGCCCCTCAGTCACTCGGATATCGAAGTGCTGGCTCTCGAAGACAGTCATCTTCTCTCCGTGTGCGACCGGACGCCGAACGATTCGGTCTATGGGAACCAGTTCGACGCGCTCCGACGCTCGGTTGAGGGAGTACACGAAATCGGTGGGGTCGATATCATTCATCCCTACCCAGCCCCGGCCCGTCAGTACCTCCGTCTCTGAGTCCAAGCAATCGAAGCCCTCGGTCGCAATGTTCATGTTGCACAGCACCTGCGTTTCGCCCGACTTGAAGCGCGACATGATCCCGGACCGGAGCCCCTTGTCCATCGTGCCGTCCACGGCCTCGGCCACTATGCCCTGATCGACAAAGAGACCCGCCATAGCGTGGGCGTGATCGACCGACGTGCAAAACACGATCGTACGCCGGTCAATCGCGACCTTCGCCCAGTAAGCCAGGGCCTCGAGGTTGTTACGGTTCGTGTTGACGCGCTTGTCGAGGTCCTTCTGGTTGTAGTCGCCCGCGGTGGTCTTGACGCCCTGCAGCGAATACGAGGCCTCGCAGCGGTAGGCCCGGATATCGCAGAGCCAGCCGTCCATGATCATCGGCTTGATGCCGTACTCGAACAGCACCGCCTCATAGATCGCTTCGCCCCCATGCAGGGGCCGGTTATCCATTCGGTGAGCCGTCGCCGTAACGCCAAGGTGGAACGGCGGGTTCTCGCCATGGCAGCCGAACCGCTTGTAAACCATCTGGTAGGTCTCAGCGGGGGCGTGATGGCACTCATCGGTGACGATCAACGTCGGCCGCAACCACCCAAGCCGAGAGGTTCCCGCCCGCCCTATCGTTTGCACAGATGCAACGACCGCTTCGGCTGTACCGATCGCCCGTCGATCGCCACCTTCGATGTCGACGCGGGCATCGGTCATAGACGCGATCCGGTCCGCAGCCTGCTCTACAAGCTCGTCGCGGTGGGCAAGGATCAAAGACCTTCCGCCACGCTTCGCCTCTTGGCCAATAAGGTGGCTAAAGATCGTGGTCTTGCCGCCACCGGTGGCCAGAACGATCAGTCCTGATCGCAGGCCGCGCGCACGGGCCGCGTCCACAGCGGAAGCGGCCTGCTCCTGGTAGGGGCGGAGCGTGATCTCGCCGGACTGCCTTGGAGGATCGAACAAGGTCGTCATTCGATCTCGTCCTGCTCTGGCTCGTCCCTGAGCTTTCGCGTTACGACGACCAGGCCCTCGGCCAACACGGGCAACTCGGGCGGGTCCTCGCCCAGCTCGAACTGATATGCGTCGGGCTCGAACGTGAACCGGAAACCGAGCCGGTCTTGATCGGGCGAACGTGGCTCAAGTAGCTCAACCGAGGACGCTCCCGCTGCTTCGGCTACGACTGCGATCGTCTTGAGAACCTCGGGCCGCATGTGGCCAACACTGCGAAACTCCGCGAGCTGGCTAACCACCGCGCCGACATCGACATGGTAGGGCTCAATCTCCCCGTTTGCGTCGATCATGCGCGCGATGTCGTCAAGCTCGACCGCCGCGTCGTAGATCAGCGCCCGTTCCGCTTCGACCAGCGCTTCGTTTCGCTGGGTGGCGTCGTAGGCTTCGGCCCTCTTGCCGATGATGATGGCCGACTGGCCGTTGGTCGCGACGAACGACTCAGGAGCTACGCCGATCGATGACGCAATGGTCGTTTCGCCCTTGTAGGGTCTCGAAGCGAAGCACTTGACGATGGCCTTCAGCAGCTTGCCGCCGATGACGCCACGCAGGCGTGAGCCGAACTCCGAACCCTCAGCTTTACGGGGCATCTCTCCATTCGCGGCCCTTCGCAGCTGATCATCGGTTACGGTGACGGACTGATTGCCAGACGAAATAGTGACTGTGGTCTTAGACTTATTCATGTGTTTTCTCCTCATGGCGAGACCAGCCCAGCGGCCATCAGCCGCGCAAACTCGCAGATGCAAACCGCGTCCGCTTCGTGATCCGAATCGGCCTGCTTGTAGAGCAGTAGAGCCGCGCGCAGCATCGACAGTTCCTTGGTTGCACCTACTGTAGAGCCAAGTAGGTGCTTTTGCCAGACCCGCGGATCGACGCGGAACACCTGCCGCTTAGCAAACTCGCGTTGAAGCACGCGCTCCCACGCGAGCGCCGCTGCCCGCACTTCCTTCGTACCGCGCCCCGACCACGTCGGGCACTCGATCAGGGCCAGAACGCGCAACTCTTCACGGCGGGCGATCTCGGCGGTTTTCCGCAACAGCTCGCACGCCGTAATCGATTCCACGGGCCCGCATTCCTCGGTCTCCATCGCGGCTCCGTCGACGCTCAGAACCGCGATTCCGTTATGGCGTATGGACGGGTCGATCCCGATAATGATATCGGGTGGCTTGATCTTCATGGCGTCGCATCCTTGCCCAAGATCGGGCGGGCGGTTCCGTACGTCATGTTCGGCTCGATCTCGAAGACTGACGCTTCGGCGAGCGTCATGACTCTGATCGTAGGATCGCTATACGGGTTGTGGTAGTTGCGGACCTCGACGCGGTCGCCGACGATCTCCCAGACGAATCCGATCGACTGGCCGCCGTGGTACAACCGGTCGCCGGGGAAGAGCGCGCGGATCATGCGACCTCCTCATCGAACAATGAGCCTTGCAGGTTCGCAGCTTTCAGGTTAGCGACGGCTTGCTCAAAGTACGACTCCTTGAGTTCGACCCCTACGAACCTGCGCCCCATCTGAAGCGCGACGTAGCCCTCAGATCCGATCCCCATGAACGGAGAGAGAACAAGATCGCCAGGATTGGACCATAACTCAATCGCTCGCCTGATCACGCCAAGTTGCAATGGGCAAATATGCCGCTCATCTTCTTCTTCTCGCGCGCTCTCACGTTGCAATGTATCAGATGGGTTAATGTCCATCCACACAGGAGATGCCACATTTTGCCACCAGTCGACCGGATAGTGATCCGGGTCCTTGGTGATCGGCTCGGAGTTTATGCCATCCTTGCGCATGGTCACCAAGTAATCGGGTATCCCTTGTCTGGATAATGCACTGTCTTTCTTCAGCTGCTTGTAAAGCAAGCCGATAGCCTTGGTCCTCTGCATGGCCGTTACCGGATTCTTCCAGATGCACACCTCCGACGCAAACACGAATCCGGCAGACTCGAATGCCCTGATAAGCATCCCGCGAAAGTCCTTGAGGCCAATGACGCCATCCCGCTCTTTGGATCGGGGCAGGTTCATGCAGTGAAACGACAGAACACGGCCAGGTTTCAATACCCGATATAGTTCAGGAGTCAGGTATGCGAACTGCTCAAAGAACTCATCGTCAGTTCGCACGTTGCCAAAGTCTTCAGGCTTATCCGAGTATGTGTAAAGGCTCGCGAACGGTGGCGAGAATACCGAGTAGTCGATACTGTTCTCTTCCATCGCAGTCAGCGCACGTACGCAGTCGCCATTGATCGCCGACCATTCATTCCCCGTGATTCTGTTCACGATAATCCTCCTACGTAGCGCCGTATTTGTGCGCTCATTCCTTCGAAAGCATCCTGCTTGTGAGCCAATGAGTCATAGACGCATGACTCGTGATCGGTTGTAACGACGTGAACATGAACAGAGCGAGATTGCCCAAACCTCCAACACCGCCGAACTGCTTGATAGAACTGCTCGAATGAGTAGTTAACACCTACGAAGCCTACGCGGGCGCAATGCTGCCAGTTCATTCCAAAGCCGGCGATACTAGGCTTGGTAACGAGGACGCGGTATATACCATGCGCAAATCCTAATAGGCGATCTTCCTTGACATCGTCACGGTCTGAGCCCTGGACGCCAACGGCATCAGGTATAGCGCGCAAGAGCCGATCATGCTCGTCATTCGTGTTACACCAGATGAGCCACGATTCATTCGGCTCTTGCGCGACGATGCTTGCCAGTTCAGCCGTGCGACGCTCGGACGTTGACCGTCCGACGCGATGCAGATCCAGAGCAGAGATGCGAGACGGGCCAAACAAGGTGCCCGTCGCATCAACGGGAGCGTGAACGGCATGCGTTTCAATCATCAGGTCTGGCAATTTAAAGCCCTTGTCTGAGTATCCGATATCCGACGGCTTGCTGTAACATGCGGCCCAAGATGAGACCCATTCCCAGAAGTCGGATACTCCATGCTTTTTGAGCCGCCACTTCGAGGTCTCGCCTCCGTCATGGGTAAAGAACTCCGCAAGCATCTCTGCCCTCGTCATTGCCCCCATGAACTCCGAGTGTGTCCCGAGTTCCATGTAGTCGTTAGGCGCGGGCGTGGCCGAGAATGCAAACCTCCAAGGAGTGTTGCTGAATCGGGCTTGCAAGCTCTGGCGATACTTTCCGTCATGAGACTTCAGGATGCTCGACTCGTCAAGAATCACTGCGTCCCATGATTCAAGTTCGGTCAGGTGCAATCCTTGGTAATTGACAATCGCGTGCTTCGCGCTTGCATCGGACTCCTTGCGCACCATCACTAGATCCACGTCTAACTCGTGTGCCTTCTCTATAGTTTGCCCAGATACAGCCAGCGGAGCAACGATAAGGGTTCTCAAGTCCGAGAGCTGGCGTACTAGCTCGATTTGCATATAGGTCTTGCCAAGACCGGTACCTGCGAACACGCACGCACGCCCCTTGCGCATCGCCCATTCGACGGTAGCCGCCTGAAACGGAAACAGCGATGGATGCATGGGCGCAACGGGTCTACCCGTCTCAATGTGACGCGCCTTTTTGGCGACAATGAACTCTTCATACGTCATTCCGCCCCACCCCACTGCTCGATGATCCGGTCGCAAACCGCTATCACGTCGATGACCTCGTCTAGTTCGCGCTGCAACTCAGCAGCACGATCAGCGAAAGTGCCCTTCATGAAATGCGCTTGCGTCACTACTTCGGCGCTGCCTTCTCGCAACGATTCCCTAATGAGCACCATCGGGGTCTTGCAGTCAGGCCCACCGTTGATCGTCGTTGCTTCCTCGCACTCCTCATACTCGTCGACCTCTTCGACGAGCACGCCGTACGCCTCATGCAAGGACGCGAACGGCCCGTAGCGGACGGATGCGCGTTCGGCGACGAGTCGCGCACGCTCCCAGATCAGTGCTGCCGCGCGCACTTCCTTCGTCCCGCGGCCCGACCACGTCGGGCACTC